TACATTAACAGAACAGCAATCATTATTAAGTCATGGTATTGCAACTGCATATGTTTCAAGTGGTAATTTATTAATTCAGAGAGATATCACGACATACCAACATAACAGTTATGGTATTGCGGATAATAGCTATCTTGATAGTGAAACACTTCATACTCTCGCGTATGTATTACGTAAATTACGCAGTGTGATCACATCGAAATATCCACGACATAAACTAGCGAATGACGGAACAAGATTCGGCGCAGGGCAGGCAATAATTACACCCGCGGTAGCGAAGGCGGAAATCAACGCCACTTATCGTCAGTTAGAATTATTAGGCTTAGTAGAGAACTTTGATTTATTTAAAAAGAACTTAATTGTTGAACGTAATGTTAACGATCCAAATCGATTGGATGTGTTATTTCCACCTGATCTCGTTAATCAATTACGTGTTTTTGCTGTTTTAGCACAGTTTAGATTGCAATATCCAGAGGAGGAAAAATAATGACACAAAGACGTATTGCTGGAACAACTTACATCAAAGTTGACTCTACACAACTGTCATTAACAGGTGGCATTGAAGTACCGATGAATACCAATGTTAAAGAAAGCATTATCGGTTTAGACAATAGCGTCCATTATAAAGAAACGTTTCGAGCACCATACATCAAAGGAACATTTAAAGTACCTAGTGACTTTCCAATTGATAAGTTGGTTTCGAGTGACTCAATGACGGTTACCGCAGAACTAGCTAATGGCAAAGTATACGTTTTATCTAATGCATGGGTTTCAGGTGAGGTTAATCACAATGCAGAAGAAGGTACAGCAGAAATCGAATTTAACGGTGAAGAAGGATTTTATCAATAATGAAAGAAATTAAATTATCACAGCCGATTATGGCGCATGGCAATGAGTTACATGTGCTTGAATTAAAAGAACCTACTGTCAAAGATATCAAAAAATTGGGGTTCCCTTTTGATAGCAGTATGATTGGTGACCCTAAAAAAGTTGCTGATTATATTGTTGCTTTGGGTGACGTTACGCCAAGCTCCGTTGAGCAACTTACACCTTACGATTTTTTAATGATCACGGGTGAAATCATGATGTTCTTTGGCCCAAAGGAGGAGATGGTAAATACACCGAAGGAACCGAGAGCGGAATAATAACAATCGAATATCTGGTAAATTTGTGTTTTGACCTCGCCAAGTATTGGCAACTCTCCCCCTTTTATATCATAGAAGAACGTTCACTATCCGAAGTTTTTGAACTATGTGAACAAGCAAACCGCATAGAAAATAGCAAGGAATCATAAATGGCAGGCTTTAACTTAAAAGCAGTTGTGACATGTGTTGATAAGTTGTCACCTCAATTAAATACCATGAAAGGCAAACTTGAAAAGTTTCAAAAAAAAATGAACAAATCAGGTTTTGGCAAACTTGGTTTAAAAGATGCCATAACTGGTGTGGATATTTCTGCGCCGTTTGTTAAAGGGGTAAAAGATGCAATGGCGTATGAGGAAGTAATGGCTGATATCAGAAAAATCGTTGACTTTGATACGCCGGAGCAATTTAAACAAATGGGCCAAGATATTCGTGAAATGTCGTTAACATTACCAATGGCAGCCAAAGATATTGGTGCCATTGTTGCCGCAGGAGGACAAACAGGTATACCCAAAGAAGATTTAAAACAGTTTGCCGAGGATGTCATAAAAATGGGTATCGCTTTTGATACATCAGCCGAAGAGGCCGGAAGTACAATGGTGACTTGGCGCACAGCTTTAAATCTTACTCAAAAAGAAGTTGTTGCGCTATCCGATAAGATCAATTTATTGAGCAACACACAAAATGCAAAAGCCAAAGATATTTCAGATGTAGTCACAAGAATGGGGACACTTGCAGCAACATCTGGAGTCAGTGCAGATAAATTAGCAGCATTAAGCTCAACAATTATCGCAACGGGTGCTAATACCGATCAGGCTGCAACAGGTATTAAAAACTTTATGTTGACACTGACATCAGGTAAAGCGGCGACCGCGAATCAACAAAAGGCATTACAACAATTAGGTTTCACATCAACCAAAATAGCAAAAAGAATGCAGAAAGATGCGCAAGGGACAATAATGTCTATACTTGAATCGCTGGGTAAAGTATCTAAAGAACGGCAGTCAGCAGCTTTAACGGTATTATTTGGACAAGAGAGTGTTGCTGCGATATCACCATTACTCAATAACATGGAGTTACTAAAGGAAAACTTTAAACGTGTCGGAGATTCATCACTATATGCTGGTTCAATGCAGAAAGAATATGAGTCACGCTCAAACACGACCGCAAATAAACTACAGCTTTTTAACAACGCATTAACAAATGTTAGTTTAGCAATCGGTGATGCCTTATTACCGGTAGTTACTGAGCTATTAACTCAAATGCAACCACTAATTGTTTCATTCGGTGATTTTATTCAGAAACACCCTGAACTAGTAAAAATGGTTACAATGGCTGTCGTTGGATTTATTGGTCTTCATGTTGCGTGCGCTGGCGTAAATTTTATTGTTGGTACGTTGTCTACAACTCTCACTATTTTTAAAGGAGTATTAAAAGGTGTTACTTTAGCAACAAAACTATATACATTTGCACAAATAGCATTGTCAAATGCGTTTAAAATTGTGCGAGTCGCATCTATAGCTTTAAACGCAGTGATGGCGATGAACCCCATCGGTTTAATTATGACAGGCATTGCTGTAGCAGCAACATTAATCATCACATATTGGAATGAAATAGTTAATTTTTTTCAATGGCTTTGGGGGGTTATTAAGCCTTACGTAATGCCTATTATTGATTTCTTTATAGCAAGTTTCAAAGCTGGAGGTGCAGCAATTGCAAAATCATGGGAAACTGTGACTAAATTTTTTAATGATCTGTGGGAATTTATCAAACCTTATGTAATGCCGATTATTAATGTATTTATCGAACCCTTTAAAAAGGCTGGTGATGCGATACCCAAAATGTGGAAAAGTGTTGAAAATTTCTTCAAAGAACTGTGGGATAAGGTTAAGTCAGGTGTTCAACCTTTAATTGATGCATGGGATTTTCTTTTCGGTGATGATGAAAAGGAAGTAAAAGTTAAATTTGATACAATAAATTTTCCGAAAAAAATGTCAAATTCAATGGTTACTAATCCTTATTATCAAGCACCTCAAATGCCACTAAATAACTTTTCAAATAATACTAAAATTAGTAATAGTAAAGGCGAATTAGTTGTTAAATTTGAAAATGCACCAGATGGCACAGTAGTAAAGGAGACACAACAAGCATCAGGATTTAATACTAAAACCGATGTAGGCTGGAGTCCATATGCTAACTTTAGGAGAAATTAATGGATTTTATGAGCTTTATGAATTTAGGTTGGTTCAATAACTTACTTCCAGCTAGTTTTCGAGGTATACCGTTTCAAGTTAGCGCTACATCATCAGAGTTTGGACGGCGCAATCAAACACATGAATACCCGTTTCGAGATGTGCCATATACAGAGGATATCGGACGTTCAGCACGTAAAAATAAAATTGACGCCTTTGTTGTTGGTGACGATCACAAAGAACAAGCTGAGAAATTGGTAGAGGCAATCGAAGAAGAGGGGGCAGGAACATTAATACACCCTATTCTAGGTGAACTTAATGTCAATATAGTTGGCACAGCAACAGTCAGCAATTCTGTTGAAGATGGACGAATGAGTGTTATTTCATTTTCATTTGTCGAAGCTGGTGAGCTAATATTTCCCGATTCTTCTATAGCTACTGATGATGTTGTAGATGAAAATGCTGATAGTGTTGATCAAGTGCTATTAGATGCGTTTGAAGATTTTGACCTAATTGATGCCCCAGACTTTGTACAGCATAGTATTCTTGATGACACTATGTCAATTTTCAATGACATAGCAGATGCTTATAATTCGATAATTCCTTATGTTAATGATGCGGTTAAAATTTTAAATGGTGATTTGTCACCAATTCTTGAGGCTGGAGATTCATCAATTATTAATTCAATTAAAAATGTTTGGAATAGTGCTACAAAATTTTCCAATTCTATAAATGAGTTAATAGCAAGAGTAAAAGTGTTTAACGATATATCATTTATAAACCGTATTTTACCAGATGTTATTTGGTCAACTGATAGTAAATCCACCAAAAAAAGAAAGAAAAATCAGAATTTGATTAATACTGCTATTCGAGTTACAGCGCTAACAGAGGCAACTCGAATAATATCATCACTGCCGAAACAAGTTGACGATAAAAGAAAACAAGCTTTTGCTCCGGTGGCGTTAGAATCAACAAAAGGTAAAAAAGATAATTCTTTTGCTCAAGCTCATGCGTCATCAGGTAGTCATTCAACAGCTAGTATAATAAGCTCTCCAGTATCAATATCATCAAAAATTGAAAAAAATAATACAATTTCATTTGATAATTTATTGGATATTAAAGAGTCTATTAACGAATCTTTTGATAAGGAATTATCACGAACTAAGCATGATGGTTTATATATTGCGCTAACGAAATTAAAAGCTGCTGTTAATCAGGATATCAATGCACGTTTAATTAAAATAGAAAAAACAATTATTTATATTCCTAATGAAGTATTGCCTGATATAGTTTTATCTCACTACCTCTACAACAATGCTACACGTTGTGATGATATATCAATTCGAAATAATATTCTTCATCCTGGTTTTATCCCTGTTAAAGAGTTACGAGTACCTAAACCATGAATCAAAATAAAGTTTTTTTGAAAGTTAATCGTAAGTATTTTGGCGGTTGGACTGATGTGAGCATTTCAGCTGGTATTGAGCGTCTAGCCCGTGACTTTAATGTCACCATAACTAGGCAATGGCCATCATCTGGAGATAGTTCAGAAACGAATATTGATGTGAAAAACGGCGATTTAGTGGAAGTGTTTATAGATGATGATATTGTGTTAACTGGTTATGTTGAAGCTTTACCAATTCGATACGATTCAGAGGCGATATCAATGGGTATTGTCGGCAGAAGTAAAACTGCTGATTGTGTTGATTGTAGTGCAGTACCAAAACAATATAGCGGTAGTTCAACTGTTCAAGTTATTCAAGACTTGGTCAAACCGTTTAAGTTAAATGTC